TTCAATGTTCGTGTGTTAGCTAACTAATTAGGAGAAAATAAATGGCAAAGCAAATCCTGACGGATGTTGTTGTCCAGCTCAACGGAACTGCAATCTCGCAGAATGTAAACTCCGTTGAACTAACCACAACTTCAGACGCAATCGAGACCACGAGCTTTGGCTCAAGTGGTTGGAGAGAATACAAAGGCGGACTCAAATCAGGGTCTGTCACATTGTCCATGCACAATGACTACGCAAGTACAGCACTAGACGGCATTCTTTACAACTTGTTCAACACAGTTGCAACAGTGGCCGTTTTCCCTGCCGGAACACCAGCGGGAACCAATACCCCTAAGTATGAGTTCACAGTCCTTGTGGACAATGTGGCCCCCGTTAGTGGCGCAGTCGGCGACTTGGCTGTCCAGAACCTAACATGGACCATCACTGGTGCAGTCACTAGAGGCACATCAGCCTAGATAACTAAATAAGAAAGGAGACCAAGATGAGGATGCAACTCGAAGTCGAGTTCAACGACGAGACTAAGAAGGATGTCAAGGTAATCATGGCTGACATGGTTAAGTTTGAGTCCGAATACAACCTCAGCATTGCGAAGCTAGGGCAGGAGATGAAAGTTACTCACCTGCTCTGGCTCGCATGGTCAGCACTTACCAGAGAGAAGCAAACCAATCTCGATTTCGACAAGTGGGTTGAGACTGTTGCTTCAGTAGGAGCTGTTGACCCAAAAGCATCGAAGGGCTAGGAGACAGCTCGGCTCACTGGTATCTCGTTAACATTGCTTACGAATACAAAGTGAGTCCCCTAGAGCTTATGAAGCTCGATGAGCGAATGCTTTGGACAATGGGCCGCTACCTAGTCTGGCGAGCGCAAGAGATGTCAAAGAAATAGCAAGACCCCTCCCAATCGGGAGGGGCTTTGCTTTTAGCTAGGAGACAACCCTAGACATTACTGTTGGGTGATTGGCATTCTTCATGTATTCAAACCTGACAATGTTTAAAGCCTCATTAGCCTCTAGCAATCTGCCGGTTAGTAGATAGATAATTCCCTGTACCGCACGATCATTGAGACCCATCTGTTGCATTGCTCTGACAGTTCGGCGAGGGCTGTTGTTAAAGTGATAAGCCATCCAGTCAAAGCTGTTGCGAACTAGACCGTCTTCAGTTGTTGCTTGTCCTGTAAAGATAGCAATAGCAGCAGTCATGGCATGAAGCCAGTCAGCCAAGAAGTCTGCGGTGTCAATGTGCAGAGTGGTGAAATACTCATGCTCTTTGTCATGCAAAGACTGATTGTCACCAGCTAGCAAGTAAGCAAGGGTATCCATAATCTCAAAGTCAATGTTCACCTCATCGCCGTATAGCTCGATGACATTCTTAGCTAGAACTGACTCGATGTTCTCGGCTAGGTATTCTTTCATTGCGCTCATTCTTTTCCTTTCTTTGAGCTAGGTCAAGGTTATGGGATAGTCAAGGATTTAGGCAGGGTCAAAAGATAACAGTTTGGTAACAAGGTAGAATTGAGCCTAAAGGTGGTCCAATGCGCTTAGAGTTTCAAATCCCCATACTTGGCACACAGAAGGCCAGCTATTCGGTCAAGGACATTCGCACCCTCCAGAAGAACCTGCGAGAGATTGAGCCGGGGCTAAGGACTCAGTTTGTCAGGGAAATAAAGGTTATTGGTCGTGAGGCGGAAAAGCCAATCAAGTCAGCCATAAGAAGAGTGCAACCCTTGAGTGGAATGAGATTTAACTATGGTGCTACTGGTTGGGGACAGGGTAAGCCGATTGACTCAACAACAGTCAGATTTAGAACACAGGCTGGAGGCAAGAGCCTAACCACATCTCTAGTCAGCGTTCGCCTGAACTCCGCTGCCGTCAACATTATGGACATGGCTGGAAGATCGGGGAGAAGTATCGGGCAGGGTAAAAGAAAGAGCGGTCTAACCCCGGTTGTCAGGCGCACAGCTTCTGGTGACTTGGTTGCCTATGCAAGACGAACCCCATACGAAGCCGGAAAGAAATTCATTGCTAACCTAAATGGAGCTTCTGGAATTATTAAGCGAGGGGCATCTCGTATTGCTTGGCCTGCTGTTGAGAAAGACTTGCCAGACTTCGAGAAAAGAATTGACAGGATTATTCAAAACTATTACCAAGTAGCGAATAGGAAGTTTGGCTGATGGCAGTAAATGTAGTCCTAAAATCCGTCTGGGATGACAAGGGAATCAAGAACGCTCAAAAGGCTATTCAGGATTTCAATGCTGGATTTGACAAGGCGTTCAAGGCTGTCGGAGTTGCTGCCGCTGCCGCTGGTGCTGCTATTGCGCTATTCGCCAAGCAGTCCATAACTGCCGCCAGCTCTTTAGAAGAATCCACTAACGCTGTCAATGTTGCCTTTGGCAAGTCAGCTGATGAAGTCCTCAAGATTGGTGAGAACGCTGCACAATCCTTTGGTTTAGCGAGAACCGAGTTCAATCAAGCTGCCGTTAGATTCTCTGCGTTTGCCGAAAGGGTTGTCGGAGCAGGTGGAGATGTAGCGGGCTTTATTGGTGAGGTTACTCAGCGAGCTTCGGACTTTGCATCGGTGTTCAACATTCAAGTATCCGAGGCTTTGCAAGTATTCCAGTCTGGTCTATCGGGCGAGGCAGAACCACTAAAGAGATTTGGTATCAACCTACTCGATTCCGAGGTCAAGGCTTACGCTTTAAGAACTGGACTGATCGCAGTCGGCGAGACAATGACCGAGCAGGAAAAGGTTCAGGCTCGCTATGGGCTGCTCTTAGAGTCAACAGCTAAAACCGCAGGTGACTTTGCAAACACCTCTGACTCACTTGCGAACCAACAGCGAATCCTTACAGCTACTTTTACAGACCTTCAGGCTGAAATCGGAACAGCCCTTCTGCCAGTTGTCGGACAGTTAGTAAGGCAATTTGCAGACTTCCTTATTCCAAAGCTAGAACAACTCGGCAAATGGATCAACTCGCCTGATGGCAAGAAAGCTGTTCAAGATTTTGGTGATGCTATTGGCAATGTCCTAAAGTCGGCTTTTGACTTTGGCGATTGGTTTGTCAAAAACTTTGACACCATCAAGGACTTTTTCGTTGCCATAGGTATTGGTCTAGTTACCATGCGAGCCTTGACTGGGGCTATACAAATTGCCACAGGTGCGATGGCTTTGTTTAACGGCGTAAGCGCAGCCAACATCTTTGTCGCTGCTGCTGCTGCAATTGCGCTAATTGCTGCTGGAATGTATTTGGTTTATCAGAATACCGAAAAGACTAATGATGCACTAGAAGAGCAGCGCATTGCAATTCTAAAAACAGAAGACGCTTGGGTTACTGCTGCGACCGCTGGCTCGTCTGCTTACAAGGGAATTATTCCGGGACTTGAATACGCAACTGAGGCAACAAGCGATTTGGGAACGCAGGGCCTCGTTGCTGGCGGTCACATCAGGGACCTAAATAACATCAGGCTTCAGGGCTTGAGAAATGAAATAACAGGAACGACAGGCGAGCTAAATAGATTCCGAAATCTAAGCAATAAGTTTGTTGCTGCTTTCAAGCCGATTGAAGAAGGTGGCGGCGGAGGCGGAGGCGGAGGCGCAACTGGGCCGACTGCTTTTGAGCGTGTTCAAAAATTTATTAAGGATTCACAGAAAGACCTTGCCAAAGCACAAGAGACCTACAACAAGACGATAGCCGCTGCTCAGAAGCGTTATGCGGAGCAGGTGCTAAAGACAGAGCAAGACTTTGCCAACAAGCTCGCAGACATTATTCAGCAGTCACAGGATCGGCTTAGAACGGCTTTCGAGTCTGTTGTAAGAGTTTCACTTGCCGACATCTTTGAGGTCGAAGAAACTAAGTCTGTCGCTAACTTGATTGCAGGACTAACAAACAGACTGTCAAAGTCACAGGCCCTACTTGAGAAGGCGGGAAAACTCAACGCTGCTGGGTTCTCGCAGACCTTTATTGAGCAGGTCGTTCAGGCTGGAACTGACACAGGAAACGAACTTGCTTCGGCAATTCTTGAATCGACACCTCAGACGCAGGCAGAACTTCAGAGACTATTCCTAGCACTTGAGGCAACAGCCGAAACAGGCATGGACTCACTAGCTCGTGAGATTTACAACAAGCAAGGCTTGGCAACAAGGGAACTAAAAAACCTTTATGTTCAAACTCAAACCGAGCTAACTGAAGCTCTCAAAGAACTACAACTTGACTTTAATCAGGAAGTCATTGACGCAAACATGACTCTGATCGAGGCCGTCAAGAAAATCCGAGAAGCCTTCCAAGAGAACATCGAGTCTATGAAGGGTGACTTGGGAGGACTTGACAGGGTTGTCTCGGAGTTCCTAAAGAAGCTCGGACAGGTAGAGACTAAGGCTGAGGAAAGAATTGACAAAATTACTTCCCCAGTTACAGGCGGTGGAGTTACCGGTGGCGTAGCAGGCGGAATGACAGGTGTTGTATTAGCAGCCTCGTCTGTCACAGATGCAACGGGAATTTTCATTGACGCTATGAGCGATGTAAGCAGAGTTATTGAATACCTCAACGAGCGCATCAACGCAGCTAACAGGTTTGCAAACGAGTCGGCCATTGCAGGCAGAACCGCAGAAGCCATGAGTGCGGTCAATCTAAGAAACGAGTTCCGCTCTCAGCTTGGTCTAATTCAGTCACTAGGCACAGGTGCGGTTGGAACGACAATCAACATAAATGTCAAGACGGACTCAACGCAGTCTTTGGCAATGGTTGGTAAGACTTTGGGTAACACCATCACCAAGTATGTTTCCGCTGGTGGTCAAGTTCTAGTGAGTCCGACAAATTGAGCCAGCCAGTCCAGAAGGTAGAGATTGGTTTTGACATTCTCTCGTCAGGTCTTGGCCCTTATTTCATCCTTGACGATCCGATAAAGGGCAAACTAGACAATACTGAGTATCTGCTGGCAGGTGTTCTGTTCTTCGATGTCACAAGCCTTGTTCAATCGGTTGCAATCCAGCGAGGCAAGAACCGCCAGCTTGACCAGTTTGACTCAGGTTTGGCAAACATCGTCTTCAATAACAATGACCGAACCTTTGACCCAGAGTATGCACTCTCCCCATACGCAGGGCAGATAGTTCCGAAGCGGCAGGTCAGGATTTCATCGGGCGGGATTGTGCAGTTCGCCGGATTGGTCGATGACTGGAATCTGACCTATGCGCCAAACGGAGACTCAACGGCTTCGGCAGCTTGCTCGGATGCAACATCTTCATTTGCAACACAGACAATCGCAACAAGAACAAACTCAGTCCAGAAGTCAGGGGAAAGAATAAACGCAATCCTTGACCTGCCTGAAATCAACTGGCCCTCTACTCTTCGAGATGTTGACACAGGGCTAATGACACTCGGCGCAGACACCATCGCCGACAACACAAATGCCCTTACCTACTTGCGATTAGTAGAGCGAAGCGAACCCGGTGCATTCTTCATCGGTAAGTCAGGAAATGTAATCTTCCGAGACCGCATCGCCGCACCGACTTCTCAGGGTGTGACCCTAGCCGATGACGGCAGTGGTATCAAGTATCAGTCTCTTAGGGTGCAATACGGATCAGAACTCCTAGCGAATGAGATTGTTGTCAGCTCGGAGATAAGTTCTTATGAGGTCACAAAGCTAGACCTTGAGTCAATAGACACTTACGGAATCTTCAACCTGACCCGAACTGGGCTACTAATCAACGCTAATGGCGATGTTGATGAGCTTGCCGAGTTCTACGCAAACAAATACTCACAGCCTGAATACCGCTTTGAGTCAGTTGAGGTTTTGCTTGATGAGCTAACTAATCAAGAGCAGAGCGACCTGCTCGGCTTAGAAATCGGCGATGTTGTCGAAATCAAATTCACCCCTAACGGCATTGCCCCGGCTATCTCTAAATACGCTGAAATCATCCGCATTGACAACTCGATTGACCTAGACAACCACATAATGTCTCTGGGCTTCTCGACACTTGACTTTGCCCTATTGGTCTTGGATGACGCTCAGTTTGGTAAGCTAGACTCAGGCAACGCATTAGCCTTCTAATAGGAGAAACATGGCAGGTTTAGGCCGTAAAGTATTTACCGCAGGTGAGGTTCTAACCGCTGCGAATGTTCAGGATTACCTACAAGACCAAGCAGTCATGGTCT